GCACCTTATCGCTCGTAGGAGTGATTTTAAGCACTTCTAACGGCTTTAAATTAGCGTCCTTTAGTGTTTGCTTAATTAAGTCTTTATTTAGCTTAAAAAGCGCTTTCTTTTGGCTTTCTTTTGTATGTATTAACCATTGTTGCCCGGTGGTTACATTTGTGCTTACTCTTGATAACTCCAAACCATCAGGAACATCTACTAAATTTGCTTGTTGTAGCTTCTCAACTCGGCTAATTACATTTCCGTTTTTGTCATATTTGCGCTGCGTTTCTACAAAATCTCTATGAGTGTAAAAATACTTATTAAGGCTCTTGTGATGCAACCCAGTAAGTTCAGCTACTCGCTTAAACCACTTATTATTACTTTCGTTCTTCTGTCTTGGGTAGGTGCTTAATGCTTGTTTACAGTTCATCGTTTTGTGTTTTTTGGTAAAATTCCAGCAGCCTATCGTAATAACACAAATAAGTGATATTTCCTGCGTTGGCTTCTAAAAAAGAGATGTGGTTTTGTACGAATTTTTCAGTATCTAAAATAGTACCACCACGCAGGTGCATACCATCGTATTGCTTTAGTTCTAAATCGTTCAGCTTTTCTTTTAATTCGTGTAGTTTCACGTTTTAAATATAGTTAATTATCCCAATACCAAAAAATGGTATTCTGGTATCGCATCAAAACTTGGACATTCTTTAATCCTTTCCCAGCTATCAACTTTGCCGTTTAAGTTTTTATCCTCGCTTATATCTCGATGTCCTAATATTTTTACCTGAGTTATGTCTTGGAATTGCTTTAAGTACGTTAATGCGTTTTGTATCTCACAAATTAATGCCTCTTTTTGTGCTTCTGTGCGTGTATCTTTTGCTCTGTTTACGTTATCTCTATCCACTCCACCAATGTAGCAGATATGAATGCTTGTACTATTGTAGTATTTCACTCCGTTTGTCACTTGATCGTATGATGCCAACTGAAAGACCTCGCCATCTTCAGCAATAATGCGATGATAGCCAACTGACTTCCAGCCAATAGATTTCCAATGTCTTTTGATGCTTTCTACATTGCCAAAACCAGCTGAACAATGAATAAAAATGCGTTTGATTAATCTCATTTAAAACGTTTACTCCACCATCTGCGAATGAATAGTGATGCTATAAGTATAACAATTGCAGTCACTATGCTCGTTATACTTCGGAATATCTCTTGTGCGTAAAAATTAGTGCTAATTTGAAAAGGTAGTGTAAAGTAAACACCCATACCAGTTGAAATAGTTAGGCAAACATCTACTATTTTATCCTTAAAACTTGTGCTATTAAATGATTGAATTAATAAAATTGCGCCTAAAATTACTTTATCCATACCACCTACTTTTGTGCGTTTCTTATTAGTTTCGCTTTTTTCAATATAACTTCCAATATCCACCCAAAAGATAAACCGAAAATATAATAAATGTACATCGGATTTTCAGTTTTCATAGCATCTGGCAAAAAGTTTAACCCAAGCCAATGCACCAAGTCCTCTGTAAAAACTATAATAGGAAAACACATCAAGAAAAACGAAATTACGCTATTGTAATTGTCCAGCCACCAAAAAGAAAAAGATACCTCTAATGGTGTACGTTCCGATTCTATATCTCGAATAGTGAACTGAAACCACTTACTCGTCACGAAAGCCAACAATAAAAAAAAGAAAGCTGCCAAAATAAAGCTACTTTCTATCCCATTTGTAAAGTAATTTTGAACGTAACTGCTATCCATTACATTATAATTATCTTGTTAATTATCTGGTCGTCTTTTGGCTCTCCTTTCCACAAAACTGGCTTAGTATTGTCTAAGTAGGTAATCATCTGCCTTTTGTACTTAGTAGCCATATTCATCGCCTCACGCTTGGCAAATTCCACATTTGCTATCTGCTCGTTACTACCTTGTGCAGTTTGTGCGCCTTTATTCCCGGTCTTAATGTGGTTAGCTTTGCTTAAATAGGCTTTTACATTGTATGCGATATAAGGCTTTAAATAAGTGTCTATAAGCGTAGTGTAACTTCCCGGATTAGCTACGACATCATCGTAAAAATCAGCACCGAATAAAGATAAAACTTGTTCCCATTCAACTAACTGGATTAAGTTATCTTTTACTGCGTTCATATCAAAAGTATTGCTAAACGCCAACGCCTTTATTTCTGCTTTACTCGCTATCATTTCCCACAATTATTTTAGCTTGTTCCTCATCCATTCCCATCATCAAAAGTAACTCGTAAACTGCCGCTTCTCCTATTAAATCCTTTTTCTCTAATAGCGCAGTAATAGCCGCCAAGTCGTTGACCACGTTCATAGGCGATTGATTGTTAAAACTAACCTCGCCATAGTAAGCAGTATTTTTAAACGCTTTTTGCAAGGCTTCCATAATAATGTCTTGCTCGTTTCTAATTAGCCTTTCAGCTAACTCCCATTCGTTACGTAGTTGTTGATTGTTCCCCAAAGTTCCTGCACTCTCCAATCCTGCTAAACTTCGAAACCAGCTACAAGCTTTCACTATATTATTCTCAACTAACTTCTGCAACTCGATAAAACTGCCCTCTTTTTGCATCGGGTAGGTAATGTACTCAGGTGCTTCGACATCTCCACTTTTCGGTACGATTAAACTCTTACCGCTTCTGCCTTGACTCGTGCCTTTCAGCTGACTTTCTAACTTTTGTTTCTGTCTTGCTAAACCTTTTTCAGCATCTCCGTTAGCATCCGTAGTATCTCCAAAATCAAACATTAAGATACTTGACAAAGTTACTCCATTCTCAAACTGGTTAGCATTGTATTGACCTATAAGGCTTTCAACTTGAGCATCGAAAAACGCACCACTCCACATAGGTAAAGGATAGTCAATCATTCCGCTTTCATATTCCATAATAGGAATAATCGTGCGCCCCTCCTCATCGTAGTTTGGGTACAGTGTTCGCTCTATTGGTCGTATTCTCGTATCGTTCCAGTCTTTACTAATTGCCGCCGCTTCAGGTTTTTCTCCAAAGTACTCCATAAAACGCACCTGACTTGCATCTAAATGGTATACGAACACCTCGCTACCTTTACGGATTGCCTCAATAAAGCCATATCCATACGTTCTGCGGTCTTTAGCTACTCGCTTTGATAATTCAAACCAGTTGTAATACTTGTTCAAGTCCTTTGTTAACTTGCGCTCTAACTGCATATTTTCAGTCAAAATAGCACCATAGCTAACATACTCGGCAAACGAGTTAATAACGGCTTTCAATGTACTACTTTCTTTAGCTAATTTAGATACTTTTTGAGGGAATAAGTTATTGTCAACTGTGCTAACAATTCTTAACCCTTGTTTAGTAACTATCTTCTGCTTATCTGTGTAGTCGGGTAACTGAATTACGTTATTCGTTACCTGAAAGCTTGTTTGTTGACTTTTTCTTGGATGGTTTTTTATTCTCTTCTGCACGTTCGATAAATCTTATCAGTTTGGTAAATTGTGGTAACAAGCTATACTTGTATATTAACTCCGCTGAAAGGGTATTGGTGTCAAGGATACCAAAACCCCTGACACCTATTTTTTGCCCTTTATACTTCTTCTTGTAAACCCACATATTATACAGATGTTGCCGCTACTAATTCTGCTACGATTGCTGGAACAGTTGTAGCTGGAACAGTTGCACCACTAATACCGCTCAATACACGCAAGAATTCGCCTTGCTCTGCCATCATAGTGAATGAGAATAAGTTGTCATCTGCTTTAGCACGACCACTTGTGCTTTCTGCACTCATAAACGCTGCGAAAGCCTCATCACCAAACTCCTCATCGTAACCGATAAACAATAGTCTGTCGCCATCGTACAAACGTGCAACCATATACTGCTCACAACTATCTTTAATAGCTTGTAATTCTTTTCTTTGAGTGCTTGTCGGATTCGCTACTGCAAAGTTTACCTCTACTTGATTGCTTCTCTCCATTGCTTCAGTCACTTCACATTCTCCACGCTTGAAATTGATTTTACCAAAACCAACACCAACCGAAGCAAACACGATGTCTGTAATATCGTGGTCACTTCCTAAAGTGATGCTTGAAATATCTGCAACTGGAATAGTGTAGAGTTCTTTGACTCCCGCCGTTCTTGGGCAGTTTGAACCTGCTACTGCTGCTAAACTTAAATTTGCTGCCATTTTATATTTATTTTTTTGTTGTTAAAAGGGAGTGCATAAACACCCCCTTTATAAATTTAATACTATCGGAATAAAACGATGTCCTCGCCGTTGGTGTAGTTAACATCAAAAGCGTAATCACATCTGTAACGAACTGTTCTGTCTCCAGTAGATTCGTACTGAGGCAAAATTGCTACGTTATTCCACTCTGCATCTAAAGCAGTTCCAAAGTGTAGGTTGCTTACGTTAGCTGCTACGATTGTATTCGGAGAAACGAAAGGCAAAATAGCCAATCTGTTACCTAAGAAATCCAATTCTTTAGCACCAATGTAATAAGACCCTGCGCCATTTGCTGCTGCTGCTTGAGCCAATGAATAAGCCTTACCTAAACCTTTGTTTCCGAAGATGTAGAAATCAGCATCATCTTCTACTGACTCGCTTAATCCGTTGTAAACGCTTGTCAATACTGCTAAAGCATTTGAAGCGTTGATGTAGTTAATATTACCACTTGTAAAAGTACCAGTGTATAAGCTTGTGTCAACTGGAATAGAGAAAGTAGTGCCACTTAATACAGTGATAGGCAAAGATGCACCACTTGTATCACTCCAATCAGTTCCTGAAGAGCCTACCATTGAAGAAAAAGTAACTACATCGCCAGTTTGCAAGTTAGCCGTAGATGCAACTGTTACCACTGCTGGAGATGCTTTAGTAACTGCACTAATAGCAACTTTGTCGCTATCTAATTTGCTTACATCACTACCTGCTTCCATTAACGGAATAAGTCCAGTTACAACGTTAGAAGATGCAGAAACTGTGATTTTTGATAACTCGCCAGCTGCTACACTACCTCTCCAAATAGAAGCGTCGATGAATTTTGAACGAATAAGTGCTTGTTGCTCAATCAAAGCTTCTTCAATAGTTGCAGGCGGAACAAAATCGCCACCACGACCTCTTGGCTGCTGACTTGCATACCAAGTTGCGTTCAATGTTTGATAATCGTACTCAACTGCTTCCATAAATTTCTTAGGATCTAAGTATTTTTCGCCTAAAGTTAAAGAGCCTGCGCTATTGAAAGCTGCTACAGAGTCTTGTACGTTAATTGTGTTAGCCATAGTTTTAACTACCGCTCTTGAGTCAATATCTGTATGAACAGAAATTAATCCGTTTTCAATCGTTCTACCTCGTAGTACCGACTGTGCTATTATGCCTTCTAAATCCTTACCAGCATAAGTGTTTGGTGAAATTGTTGGTGTTGCCATTATTTAATGAAATTTTGAAAGTTATTTAAATGTTGTTTCCAAGTCGGCTCATTTACCGAATTAGTCTTGTTTGATTTTGTTGGAGTTGGCTCTACAAAGTTTTTGAAAGCCTCAGCGATTTCGTTTTTAATAAC